CTGAACCCGATGCCAAGGCTAAACCAAAGCGTGGCCACACGCGCAAATCTGAGGCTCTGTGATGGCATACACAAAGCGCGACATTGTGAACCGGGCATTTGAAGAAATCGGCCTTGCGGCATACGTCTTCGATTTGGCCCCGCAGCAGCTTGAGGGCGCGTTGCAGCGCCTCGACGCGATGATGGCGACGTGGAACGGCAAAGGCATCCGCCTGCGCTATCCTCTGCCGTCGTCCAATGCTGCCAGCGATCTTGACCAGATCATCGGCGTTCCTGATGACGCGCTTGAAGCCATGCACCTCAATCTGGCGGTGCGCATAGCGCCGGGCTACGGCAAGACCGTATCACCGGACACGAAGGCCAACGCGCAGCTTGCCTATAAGGCGCTGCTGTCTAGATCGACGTTCCCAACTGAAATGCAGCTTGGCAATATGACGATCCCGAGCGGCCAAGGCAACAAGGGCTGGCGCTATTACAACGACGCATTCCTGCGTCATCCAATTGACCCGCTGACGGTTGGCCCCGATAGCGCTTTGACATGGGAATGATCCAATGACCAACATCAACCAACTTTCGTCCATTGACATTCTTTCCGGCGGCGATCTCGTCCCCGTTTGGGCGACCAACAACGGCGACACGCGCAAATCATCGTTGACGCTTCTGGCGTCTTACATCAACGACCAAATCGAACTGCCTGTTGACATCAGCCGCAGCCAATACTCCGCGCCCAGCGCAACGGGCTTCACGGTTGCAGTGACATCGCCAAACACCTGGCTTGTGCTAAACCCGACCAACGCTTTTGCGGCTGGCACCATCTCTTTGCCTGTCGGTGTGCCAGATTTGTCGATGGTTTCCGTAGTAACAACGCAGGCGATAACTGCGCTGACTGTTTCCACCTCTGGCGCTGCTGTTGTGGGTGCGCCTGCCTCTGCGGCAGCGAACACGGCCTTTACCATGCGCTACGATGCAGTGACAAATGCTTGGTATCCCGAAAACCAAAACTTTATCAGCGCAACCGCATTTGCTCTTACTTTGCTTGATGACGTAAACGCAGCCGCCGCTAGAACAACCCTCGGTGCCGGTGCGGTTGGCGGGAACGTGTTTATTGCGGCCACCGCAGCCGCAGCGCAGCAAGCTATGGACACCGAGATTGGTGTCGATGTGCAGGCGTTTGATGCTGACCTAAGCGCCTTGGCTGGCCTTGCATCCACCGGCATGATCGCCCGCACTGGTGCTGGGACTGCGGCTGTGCGCACGATTACTGCCGGCGCTGGCATCAGCGTGGCAGATGGTAACGGTGTTGCTGGAAACCCTACGATCACGTCAACGGACGTTCTGCAAAACCTCACTTCAGCCAATATTGCCGCCATTGCCAACGCAATCAACACCACGGGCAAGGCCGCTGGGAAAATGGTTTGGGATACCACCAACAGCAAAATCAAGGTGGCGACGGGTGCGCTTGCTGCATCGACTTGGGTTGATGCGGATGGCACCAACGCAGTGACCCCATCCTAACATTCAGCTTTCAACCCAAAGGACAACAGGCATGTTCCTCTACCCATCCGCAGTCAGCACTGAAAAAGAAATCTTGATCCCGCGCGGATCGTCCTTGAGCGTGGGCAGCATTGGCGACCAGCCGACGCTGGTTCAGATCGGCGTACAAACCCCGACTGGCGTGGTCGAACTGCTCAACCGCGCGCAGACATTCGGCCCATATGCCAACGACCGAGTTGCCACGATCTACAATCGCGGCGCGACAGTGGAATACGATGTCGCGGTGCTGCCCAAGCTGCGCAGTTTCCCGGCTTTGGTGCTTGGCTCTCTAACACCTGTTAGCTTGGTGCAACCTGCTGCTACATTCATCACGCTGACCTATGAGACCAATGCCGGGTTGGTTCGCCTTGTCAGCGCGGGCGCGCATGGCCTGACCGCAGCTGTTGCAGTGGGCGCAAGCGTCTATGTGACTTGGGCAACGGGCACCGGCGTCAATGGGTTCTATGCGGTCACGGCTGTGGATACGGACACCACCGGCCTCAAGATCACCATCAACCTGCCGTTCGTTTCTGGGCTTGGCACGCCGACCGTGGCCGTGGCAAACACTGTTGTCACGCTGGCCTCTGTCACTGTGCCGGGTTCGTCAATGGGCGTTGGCGGCGTCATGTTCATTGAGGCCCTGTTTAGCATGACCAACAGCGCCGTGGCAAAAAATCTAGGAATGAGCTTCGGCGGTAGCGCGTTGCTGACTGTTGCCGCTACAAGCAACGCCAGCGTTGATGTGCAAAAAATCCTCTACAATCGCGGGGCTTCGCAGATAGTAGGCAGCGCCGCTGGCGCGACTGGCCACGGGCTTTCAACAGGCGCGGTTGTATCCCTGTCGGTTGACGCTACTGCTAATCAAGTCTTTGCAATTACCGCGCAGCCCGCCACGGCCAACAACGTCGTGCGCTTGGAAACTTTCCAACTGTCCATCCAATTTTAAGGGGCAGCAATGCAGATCGGCATCATCAACGGGATTTATACGGATGGCTCGCCCGACTTTCGGACGAGCTACCCTGTCAACCTTGTGCCTGTGCCGAAATCCACGGGCATCTCGGAGGGCTATCTGCGCCCCGCTGATGGCATTGTAAAGACTGGTGACGGACCGGGCCCGAACCGTGGCGGCCTGAATTGGAACGGCGTGCTGTACCGCGTGATGGGAACCAAGTTGGTTACGGTCGCGCAGAACGGCACCGTCACGGTGATTGGAGACGTGGGCAGCGGTAGCCGCGTCACATTCACCTACAGCTTCGACTATCTGGCCGTCGCATCCGGCGGGCGGCTGTATCTATACGATGGCACGACGCTGACGCAGGTGACTGATCCAGATCTTGGCACGGTTCTGACGGTGGTTTGGGTCGATGGTTACTTTATGACGACAGATGGCGAGTTTCTCGTTATCACCGAATTGAACAACCCCTTCGCCGTCGATCCTCTGAAGTATGGATCTTCGGAAGCCGATCCTGACCCGGTGAAAGCTCTGCTGAAGCTGCGCAACGAAATTTACGCGCTGAACCGTCACACTATTGAAGTGTTCGACAATACCGGGACGGCGGGCTTCCCATTCCAGCGCATCCCCGGCGCGCAGACGCAAAAAGGCACGCTTGGGACGCACACCTGCTGCGTCTTTGGCGAAACCCTTGCTTTTATGGGTAGTGGCACCAACGAAAACATTTCCGTCTACCTCGGCGCTAACGGCACGGCGTCAAAAATCGCCACGCGTGAGATTGAGGAAATTCTGGCTGGCTACACCGAGGCCCAGCTTTCCACATCGTTCATGCAGGAGCGCACCGAGGGCGGCCACCAGTTCCTTGACATCCACCTGCCCGATCAGACCATCGTGTTCGATGCGGCAGGATCGCAGGCTGTCGGGCAACCTGTCTGGTTCTTCTTGCGCACATCGCTCGTCGGGCTCGGTCGCTGGGCTGTCTGTGATGCAATCTGGGCCTATGATCGGTGGAACGTCTGCAAGCCTGCCAGCACCGACGTTGGCTATCTGGACAAGAGCATTGCCAGCCACTGGGGCGAGACAATCGGCTGGGAGTTTGGCACGACCATCGTTTACAACGAAAGTCGCGGGGCGATCTTTTACGAGATGGAGTTAGTCAGCTTGACGGGCCGCGTGCAGCCCGGTGCCGATCCGACTGTGTGGACATCATATTCAGTTGACGGGTTGACCTACAGCGTGGAGAAGCCTGCGCGCGTGGGCAAGCTGGGCGAGTATAACAAGCGGGTGGTTTGGCTTCAGCAGGGCCACATGCGCAATTGGCGCTTGCAGAAGTTCCGGGGCACCAGCGAGGCGCAGCTTGCAATGGCACGGCTGGAGGCGCGGGTAGAACCGCTGGCATTCTGATGGCTGACCCGATTTCTCCAACCAGAAACCAGATTTCCGCCTTCGTGGGGAATGACCCGGAGGCTATCCGCGCCATCGAGCGGCTGTTCAAGGTGGCAGGCCAGTTGACGCCTGCTGAAATTGTTGTCTTGACGCAGTTGATCGCGGACAACATTCTGGCCACTGGCGCGGCCAGCAATGTGGCCGAAGTAGCTCAGTCAGAGGCCACCGATGCCAAGCGGCTTGCCGAATTGGGTGGGCTGGCTGACACCAAGGCCGAAGTGGCGATGAGCGTTGCCACAGACGTCAAGCGGCTGGCTGATTTGGCCGTCACCGCACCAGCGCCTCATGAGCAGCGCCTTGACCAATTGCAGGATGTCAGAGCATTCGGCCCAGCAAATGGTTCCATTTTGGTTTACAACGCAACGCAAAGAGCGTGGGTGCCCACTGTCGGCGCGTCAGGGTCATTTATCGCAGGCATACAAGTCGTCACTGTGGTAAACGGTATTATCACAAGCATCGTCTAAGGAGGCCGTCATGGCAGTAATCCCAAAGGTTCTAATCCCAGCCAAGCAGGCTGAAGGCACGCAAACCACGCAATACACCGCGACGGCTGTGCGGGCTCTCATCGACAAGTTCACGGTAACGAACACCAGCGCCGGCAACGTGGCCATCTCGGTCAACCTTGTGACGGTGGGCGGATCTGCCGGGGCGTCCAACCTCATCATCGACGCTCGCACTGTCGCGCCTGATGAAACCTACACCTGCCCTGAAGTGGTCGGCCACGTGCTGGAAGCTGGCGGGTTTATCTCAACGCTGGCCGGTGCTGCCACGTCGCTCACAATTCGCTGCTCAGGCCGGGAGGTATCGTAATGGACGACATGATGATGGGGTTTGGTCTTTCCATAAAAAAGATTGTATCGACATCCGAGAACCGCAAAAATCGCCAACTGGTGATTGATGAATGGCAGCTTGGGCCTGAAAAGGCTTCAGTCGACCCGAAAGCCAACAAGGAATACTGGACAGCTTTGGGCAAAGCATGGGACATGAACGAGAAGGAAGCGCGTCGGCGTCTTTGCGCCAATTGCGAATACTTCCAGAATGACCCAATGTTCCAAGCCAAGATGGAG